AATGGCGCCCTGGAGCTGCTGGAGGTCAAGACCCACAATCTTGGCGTGACCCCCATTGTCCGGTTCCGCGACACCGTGGACGTTGACGTTGACGTTGAGGGCATCGTTGAGCCGATGATTGATCTCCAGGACCAGATCAACATCACGAGCTTCGGCCTCCAGGTCGCCCAGCACTACGGGGCGTTTCGCCAGCGCTATATCATCGGTTGGCTTGCCGACGAGGAGTCGGAGGCACTCAAGACGAGCGCGGCCCGCCTGATGATGTTCGAGGATTCCCCGGACGAGGTGAAGGTTGGCGAGTTCAGCCAGACCGAGCTTCGGGGTTATATCGAGAGCCGGGAGGCCTCGATTCGTCACCTGGCGACCGTGTCACAGACCCCGGTCCATGAGTTGATGGGTCAGTTTGTCAACCTGAGCGCGGAGGCGTTGGAGGCGGCGAAGGCTTCGCATCATGCGGGTGTCGAGGAGAACCGTATCTCGGCGGGTGAATCATGGGAGCAGGTGTTGAGCCTGGCGTCCTCGATGATGAACAGCGAGGTGGAGTCGTCCGCGTCTGTCGTGTGGCGGGATACCACGATGCGCTCGCTTGGTGAGGCGGCTAACGCGCTCGGCCTGATGGCCGAGAAGTTGGGAATCCCAAAGACGGCGCTATGGCCCCGTATCCCTGGGGTGTCCCAGCATGAACTCGACCAGTGGAAGGCCATGGCGTCGGAGCCTGGCGCTTATGACCAGCTGGTGGCGCTTCTGGGCAGTCAGTCCCAACCAACGATTGGAGCATGATGGAAAAGTACCGGGTGGTCTATTACGACGCCGATGGTAACGCCAGTGAGGCGTTTGTTGAGGCCGTGGAGGGTAGCGAGGCCGTGGCGATGGTCGAGGACCTCGGCACCCTTCTTTCGGTCGAGTCGGTTCCGGATGGCGATAACTCCTGAGGGTGTCGCCCTAACTGAGTCTCACCGTCAGGCCCAGGCCGTGGTTGCCACCTCGCTGGTGGCGGGTCTCACTGTGGTGTGGCGGGCGGTGGACCCTACGGACCTTCGCGGGACGCTTGACGTTCCGCTGACGGCCGGCGTCCTGCTTGTGCAGCGGTACCGTGCGGCTAGCGCGGCCGCCGCCCAGTCCTACTACCATGCGTTTCGGCGTGTGGAGGGTGTGGACGGCGCGGCCGATGTTGCGCTGGCTCCACCACCTTCGGACGGTGAGGTACGTGGGCTCCTGCTTGGCGCTGGTGTGCGCGGTACGTTGAACTCACTTGCTCGTGGGGACTCCGCCCTTACCGCTAGGGAGAATGGGCTGGTGAAGCTCGCCGGGTCGGCGCGTCGTGTTGTGGCTGGCGGTGGTAGGGATACGATCCTCGGGGCGATCCTGGGCGATCCCAAGGCCATCGGCTACCAGCGGGTTACTGACGCCAAGCCGTGCGCGTTTTGCTCGATGATCGCGAGCCGGGGAATCCTGAGGTACGACGAGCAGTCGGCAGGGTTTGAGGCCCACGGTCATTGTGGATGTACCGCCGAGCCCGCTTTTGAGGGCTCAACTGTTAACCCCCGCAACGCGAGGTTGCGGGACGCCTGGCAAGAGTCCACGGCGGGCCTGGGAGGTACCGACGCGCTTAACGCGTTTCGCCGCCACCTGGCCGGGATGAACTAGGCCCGCGACGGGCAGATTGGAACGGGTCCGCGATGGACGACGAAAACAACACCGAAACCGAAGGCACAACCCCGGACACCCAGGGTTTGGGCGACGCTGGTAAGCGGGCGCTTGAGGCCGAGCGTAAGGCTCGGGCGGCCGCCGAGAAGCGGGCCCGTGAGGCTGAGGCGAAGGTGAAAGAGGCCGAGGACGCGGACAAGTCCGAGGTTGAGCGGCTTCAGTCGCAGGTTGCCGAGTTGACCAAGACCGCCGAGGCCGCGACGGCCCGGGCTGACCGGTTCGAGGTTGCGGCCGCCAAGGGTTTGAGTTTGGCCCATGCCCGCCGCCTTGTGGGCTCCACCAAGGAGGAGCTGGAGGCGGACGCCGACGCGATGCGTTCGGAGCTGGGCATTGGGGATGAACCCAAGGGTAAGCCGACAGGCCGCCCCCAGGAGGACCTCAAAGCCGGGGCCTCCAATAAGGATGATGGCGAGCCGGACCCGAAGGCGTTGGCTGACTCGATTCTGAGTAAGGCCTGGTAGCAGTTTTAGGCGGTTATGCCCGCCGATTCGACACCTCTAAGGGGGTAAACATATGGCGGTTTTGACCGCAAAGGGTATTGCCAATCTCTCGATTGAGCTTCTTACCCGCCAGCTCATTCTTCCGCGTACCGTGACCATGGTCTCCGGTTCGGAGTTCATGGGCCCGAATGGTGGCACGGTCACCGTCCGTGTCCCTCAGCCGACCACGGCCCGTACTCAGGCATCGCCTGGCGCGGCTCTGACTGCTGACGCGATGTCTGAGATTCCGGTGGACGTTTCCCTGAGTCACGTCTACCACCTGACGAACCTCACCGATCAGGACCTGACGTACAATCTGGAGGACTTCGGCGCTCAGATCACGAAGCCTCAGGTGGACGCGGTGGCGGCCGGTGCCGAGCAGAAGCTCTACGACGTCATCAATGCGCTTACCGTTCAGGCGGCCGTCACGTATGAGTTCGATATCAGCCCGACCGCCCCGGCGACGGATGATACCGAAACTCGCCGCGTGCTCCTCCTGGCCCGTAAGTACCTGTCGGACGCGAACTGTCCGGCAACGGACCGTTGGCTGGCGTGTGGGTCCACGATCTACAACCGGGTTATCCAGCTTCTGACGCCTACGGCCGTCGCGGTTGATTCGGGTTCGGATGCTCTCCGTAACGCGATTGCTGGACGTATCTACGGCTTCAACGTGATCGAGGCTCCGGGTCTCGATACCGCCGAGGCGGTGGCCTACCACAAGTCGGCGTTTGCCTTCGCGTTCCGCTCGCCCGCCCTTCCCAAGGGTGCGTCCGAGTCGGCGCTTGTGAACGCCCAGGGCGTTTCGCTCCGTCAGGTGTTCCAGTACAACGCGGCGACGGCCACCGACCAGTCCCTGGTCTCGACGTTCGCGGGTGCGGCCGCCATCTACGAGGATGGCACCGGCACCAACGGCACGGTCCGTTCGCGGTTCTGCAAGCTCCAGAACAGCGCCACCTAGGCCTTGGCCATCACCACCGCGTGGTACCCCCTCGGGTTGAGGTATCTCCTGGAGACTCCCCTCAACATCGAGGGGGCCACGGTCAAGCTGGCGCTTGTCACGTCGTCCTACACTCCCAACCGGGACACGGACGATTTCCGTAACGACTTCACCGCTAGTGAGGTTGCGACGGCAAGCGGATACACGGCGGGGGGCGTGTCACTTGGCACCCCCGCGTGGTCCTACGATGCCGCATCCGATCAGGTTCGGCTCGACTTCGGTACCGATCCCGCGTGGACGTTCTCGGCCACCGTTACGTGGCGCTATGGCGTCGTCTACGTGGACACGGGCGGCGCGGATTCCACCGACCCCCTGATTGCCCTCCTTGACTGGGGGAGCAACCAGTCGGTTTCGGGGGATTACACGTTGACCATTGACCCCACGGGGTTGCTGGCCCTCGACTGCACCTAGGAATCCTGGGGGCACTGCTTTGGGGGCGGTCGTTTCGGCGGCCGTCCCCGTCCTCTCAACGTTTGGTCGTCCATGGCAATTTCCCGCGTAGGCGTCGCCCAAAGTCGCACCAATAGCTCGGGCACCCGCACCATCGCGTACCCCTCGGGTATCGCGTCCGGTGACGTCATGGTCGTTTGGTTGAGCTTCAATGGTGACCCGGGTACGTTCTCGGGTCACTCGTCCTGGACCCGTGTCCCGGGCGTGGCGACGGATGCGTTTGGTACGCCGTCCAACCCCAAGCAGGGTTTTTTCTATCGGGTGTGCGACGGCACCGAGGGCTCGT